CGCCCCCGCCGCCCCCGGAGCCGCCGCCCGCGCCGGAGCCGCCGCCCCAGCTTACGCTGCCGGTGGCGGTCGAGGCCCTGGAAGCGGCCTATGCCGCGCGGCTGGCCCAGGGCTGGTGGTACGAGCATGACCTGGGCCAGGGCGCGCAGTGGTATCTGTACGCCGGGCTGCCGGCGGATACCCGCGCGCTGCTGGCCGGCGCGGTGCTGGTGGCCCAGCGGCGGGTGGCGGCCGGGGCGGCGGACGCCTTCCAGTATCGCTGCATCGCGGCGGCCGAGGTCGCCGCGGGCTGGCCGCCAGTGCTGCGCACGCACACGCTCGCCCAACTGCAGGCGGTGATGGACGCCGGGGCTACGCTGCTCGGGATCGCGGGCCAGATCTACGATGTGGCCCGGGCACAGATGGATGCGGCGCTCGACCAGATAGAGTTGGAGTCTGCATTGGGTAACGCAGAGGTTACCTTGGCGGGCGCCTGTCTGCCCCCTGTGAGTGAGCCATGACATCCTTCGACTACGCCTACGCCGCACCGGCCGATGCCGTCAATATCCTGGCCATCTTGCCGCCGGGGGCTACCGACGATTACCAGATGGCAGGCTTTCCCGTGCCGGTCCCCTTCTCGCAAGAGATCGGCGACGACGGAATGCCCCTGATTTACACCGACCAGGCGGCGGCCGTGTGTCGGTATGTGGCCTACGTGAACGATCCTGCGCGCTTTAGTCCGTTGTTCACGATGGCCTTGTCTTGGCACCTGGCGGGATTCCTTGCCGGGCCGCTACTCAAGGGGACGGCGGGGGCTGCGATGGTCAAACACTGCACGGCGATGATGCAACAGTACCTCGCTCAGGCGGTAGCGTCAGACAGCAATCAGGGGCCGGTAAATCGCGCCTTTGTCCCATCCTTGATTTCCAGGCGTTAAAGCCATGGGCAGCGTCCGAACCATTCAGCGCTCGTTCGGTGGAGGCGAGGTCTCGCCGGAACTGTGGGGGCGCTCCGACGACTCCAGTTATGCGTCCGGCCTGGCTACCTGTCGCAACTTCGTCACCAAGGTCCAAGGTCCGGCCGAGAACCGGGCCGGGTTTGAGTTCGTCTGTGAAGTGAAGGATTCAACCAAAGCGGTGCGCCTGATCCCGTTCACCTATTCTTCAACCCAAACCATGGTGATTGAGATTGGGGCCGGATATTTCCGCTTCCATACCCAGGGCGCTACGCTGATGGATGGCGACGTGCCCTATGAGATTGCCAACGCCTTCGCGGAATCTGATCTGTTTGATATCCACTATGTGCAGTCCTCGGATGTGATGACACTGGTTCATCCGCTGCACCCACCGGCGGAACTGCGCCGACTCGGGGCGCTCAACTGGCAATTGATTAGCGTTAGTTTCGGTACTTCGCTCGTGCCTCCGGGTAACGTCATTTTGACACCGGTCGGAGTTCCGACGGGGGTGGGCCTTTATCTTTATCGATATGTCATCACGACGGAATCGCTTGATCGCCTCAACGAGTCGCGGCCGAGCGGAGAAATTGCGTGCGCCAACAATCTTGGGTATACCGGGTCCAGGAATGAGCTAGTCTGGTCTTTTGTCGCGCCGAATATCTATTACAACATCTATAAAGAGATGGGTGGGTTATATGGCTTTATCGGCCAGACGGCGGAACTGGCGTTCATCGACGCCAACATTTCACCTGACCTGAGTAAAACCCCGCCGCTTCGTGATTATGCACTCACAACCGTCAACAACTACCCGGCGGCCGTGTCCTACTTCGAGCAACGCCGGTGTTTTGCCGGGACGCTGAATAAGCCGCAAAACCTGTGGATGACGCAATCAGGAACGGAGTCCGGAATGTCATACTCATTACCGACGCGCAACGATGATCGTATTTCTGTAAGGGTCGCCGCGCGTGAGGCCAACATCATCAGGCACATCGTGCCCCTGAGTCAGTTGTTGTTGCTGACCAGCGCCGCGGAATGGCGCGTCGGCTCGGTTAATTCCGATGCTATTACCCCGGCATCAATCAACGTCAGCCCGCAGTCTTATGTCGGCGCGTCAAACGTCCAGCCGTGCATTGTCAACAACTCACTGGTCTATGCGGTAGCGCGCGGCGGGCACATGAGAGAGTTGGCCTATTCCTGGCAATCCAGCGGATTCACCGGCGGCGATCTGTCGCTACGCGCGGGGCATCTGTTCGACGGGCTGAACATCATCGACATGGCCTATGCCAAGGCCCCGATTCCGCTGGTGTGGTGCGTCTCCTCCGGCGGCAACCTGCTGGGGCTGACCTATGTCCCGGAGCAACAGGTAGGCGCCTGGCACCGGCACGACACCGACGGGGCCTTTGAGTCGGTTGCCGTGGTCGCCGAGGGCCTTGAGGACGTGCTTTACGCCGTGGTGGCCAGAACCATCAACGGCACCGCGGTGCGCTACATCGAGCGGATGGCGTCGCGGCGCTTCGCCACCCCGGCGGACGCCTTCTTTGTCGACTGCGGCCTTACCTACCGCGGAGCCCCGGCGGTCCGCATCAGCGGCCTGGACTACATCGAGGGAAAGACCGTCAACATCCTCACGGACGGTGCGCCGCATCCGCAGCGGGTTGTCAACGGCGGGGCGGTCACGCTCGACTATCCCGCCGCAGTGGTCACCGTGGGGCTGCCGATCGTGGCGGACCTGCAAACGCTCCCCATGGCCGTGCAGGTTGACAGCGCCTTGGGGCAGGGGCGGGCGAAGTCGGTCAACCGCGTGTGGTTGCGGGTCTGGCGATCGTCCGGGATCTGGGTGGGGCCCGACGCGGATCACCTGGTGGAGTCCAAGCAGCGCACCACAGAGCCTTTCGGGTCACCGCCCGCGCTCAAAAGTGCCGAGGTCGAGGTGGTCCTGTCCGCCACGTGGGCACAGGATGGGCAGATATTCATCCGGCAACGCGACCCGTTGCCGCTGACGGTGGCATCGCTGGCGGCCGAAGTGGCCTTGGGGGGATAGATGGGTTACGGCGGTGTGGTATCCAGTGTCCTGGGGGCGGTTTCATCTGCCCAAGGGGCGCTCAGTTCCGCGAAGACCACGCAGGCCAACCTGCGCTTGCAGGCGATCGAATCCGACGCCCAGGCCACCTACGCCAAGACGCAAGCGGCCATGGCCAGGGCCAATGCCGGATTGGTCCGGGCGACCGGCAACGTCAATGCGCAGATGGCGACCCTGACCGGGGAGACGAACGCCCGCACCGCCGAAGCCGCAGCGGCGAACGCCCTGGAAATCGGGCAAGACCAGGTGGCCGCCCTGACCCTAAAGGCAGGCCAACTCAAGGGGGCGCAGCGGGTTGCACTGGCGGCCAACGGAATCGCCATCAACGAGGGCAGCGCGCGCGAGGTACAGGCCAGCACCGACGTGCTGAAGCAGGCCGACATGGACACCCTCACCGCCAATGCCGCCCGGTCAGCCTGGGGGTATCGCACGCAAGCCGCGAACGATCGGACCGCGGCCGACTGGCAGGCGCTCAACTACCAGAACAACGCGGCGAACGAGGCGCGCAACCTCGACCAAGGGGCACAGATGCAAGGGATCACGGCCGCGAGCTACGAGCGCTCGGCCGGCTCCCAGTTGGCGACCGCCAGGGCGATCAGTCCCAACCTGGCGGCGGCCACATCACTGCTCGGGAGCGCGGGCAGCGTGGCATCGTCCTGGTACCGCTACAGGAAGGAAATACAGGACAGTAAGAAGGAGAAAAAGCCGTGAGAGTCCCTGAGTATGGCGGCTTCCAGGCCCAGACATCGGCGGCGCCTCAGCCCCAGATGACCGCACCGAAACTGACCGACACGCCGTTCACTGCCACTGCGCCCCGGATGGAGATTACCCCACAGCACGACATCGCGGGCGCGCAGGCCGGGGCCCTGGGGCAAGCAGCCGCGAATCTCGGGCAACATCTGAGCGCCATCGGTACCGACATGGCGCACGAGGCCAATCAGTATCGGTTGGCGGACGCAACGAATCAGGCGCAGGTGCACATCCAGGACCTGACCTACGATCCGAAGACGGGCTACACCAGCCTGCAGGGCAAGGACGCGCTGGAGCGGCCCGACGGCAAGCCCCTGGCCGATGAGTACGGCGCCAAGCTCAAGGGCAAGCTCGACGAGATCGCCGGCACCCTGGGCAACGACGCGCAGCGCCGGGCCTTCGCCCAGACCTCGGCCAACCTCATGGCGCAGTTCCACGGGCAGGCCCTGGCGCACGAGGCGCAGCAGTTCAAGGTCTACAAGCAGAGCGTCACCAGTGGCACGGTGGACACCGCGGCGCGTCAGATTGGGCTGGGGTGGTCTGATCCCGCTATCACGGATGAGTCGATCGGCAGGATTGCCGCGGCGACCCGCATCCAGTACGCAGGGATGGACCCGACGTTCGTAATGGCCAAGACCATCGAGGCCGTAAGCCCGGCGGCCAAGCTCGCCATCGAAAGCGCCCTCGACAACCATCAACCCGACATGGCGGCGGCCTACCTGAACCGCTACTCGCAGTTCATGGGCGAAGACGACATCTACACGACGAACCTGCGCATCACCAAGGCGAAGGACGCCCAGGCGGCGCTCGGGGCCGCGGCCGACGTTATGCAGTCATCGCAGCCGGCCACACCGCTCGATCATCTGTTCGACGCGCTGTTGTGGTCGGAGTCCAGGAAACAGCACTTCGGCCCCGATGGGCGCCCGACCACCAGCCCCAAGGGGGCGATCGGGATTGCACAAATCATGCCTGCTACCGGCCCGGAGGCGGCCAGGCTCGCGGGGGTGGACTGGGACCCGGAGCTATTCAACCGCGGGAGCACCGGCGACCCGGCCAAGGACGCCGCAGCGCAGGCCTACAACCTGAAGCTCGGCCGGGCCTACTTCAGCAACCAGTTGTCCCAGGCGGGCGGGGACCCGGCGAAGATGCTCGCCGCCTACAACGCCGGGCCGGGCAGCGCCAAGAAGGGCACCGGGCTGGCCGGGGCGATGCGCAAGGCGGCGGATGCCGGTCAGCCGGACGCCTGGTTGAACTACACCCCCCAGGAAACGCAGGACTACGTGAAGAACACCCTGGCGCGCGCCAAGTCGGCGCAGGACAGCCCCGCGGCGCGGCCCACGCTGGAAGACCACTATGCCCGGTTGCAGGCCCATCCAAGCGTTGCCGGCAGCCCCGAGCGACTGAAGCTCGCGCAGAGCGAAATCGACGGGCAGGTGTCCCGGCAGACCGCGGCCATCAAGCAGCGCGAGGCGGAAGGCGTTACCGCGGCCATGCGCGAACTGGAGCAGAACGGCGGAAGCCTGGCCGGCCTCTCGGGGAACGCCGTGGCGGGTATCCCCGCGGGGCGGATGGGCGAGATCAAGGACTATGCCGCCAAGCTCGCCAAGGGCGTGCCGGTGGAAACCGACATGGCCCTCTATGGGCATCTGACCGCGAACCCTGATGAGTTGGCGAAAAAGTCGGATGCGGAGTTCGGCGCCCTGTCGGCGAAGATCGCCAAGGGCGATTTGGCGGTGCTCGCGGCCAAGCGCGCCAAGGCCCTGAACCCGACGGCGACCGCGGTCACCAACCCGGGCGAACTGAATTCGCCTGCCATCAAGAGCGGTTTGGATGAGCGGCTGCGGATGCTCGGCATGGACCCCACCCCGAAAGATGACAGCCCTGACGCCGGGCGGGTCGGGGCCATCCGGCAGTTCGTCGATCGTTCGATGCTGGATGCGCAGGCGCAGGGCGGCAAGAAGTTCACGGATGCGGAAGTCAACGCGCACCTGGACCGACTGTTCGCGCAGAACGCCGTCACTCCCGGCGGCTGGTTCTCGGCCGACACCTCGGGGCCGATGCTCGCGCAGAAGGTCAGTGACATCCCCAGCGAAGCGCGCAATGGCATCAAGGCGGCCTTCGTTAAGGCGGGGGTATCGAACCCAACGGACGGGCAAATCATCACCGCCTACTGGACGGCGATGACAAAGCGGGGCGGACGATGAGCGAGTGGGACGACGCGGTAAGCGCGACGATGGGGGCGGCGGCGCCGGTATCGCCGGCGCTCGATGCACAGCCCCCCGGGGCGGCGACAGCCCCTGGTCAGGCCCCAAGCCAAGCCCCCGACTGGGATGCCGCCGTTGCCGCGTCAATCCAGCCTCAGGCCACTCCCGCCCGCGCCGGCTACCTGGCGGCCCAGGGCACCAACCCCGACCAGTACGCCGCCGCACAGGACCTGGCCCGCCGGCTCGGGGTCCCGGTGCAGACCGCCATGGGCGCCGAAGGCGAAGGGCTCAAGCGCAAGCTGGCGATGGGCGAGATCGACTTCGACAAGATCGCCCGCGAGCAACCGGCGACGAACAACCGGCTGGCTAACCCCGACCAGGCGAAGCTCATGCACGACGACGTGCACACCCTCACCGGGGTGGAACAGGCCGTGCAGCCGACCAAGGGCCTCCTCGCGGACATCGCCGGAATGCCGATGGAGTTCGCGCGGGGTTCCGGCGGCGCGACCACGCGCGCGGCGGCGGCCCTCAACACCGTGCTTGGCGCCTTCCCCGTCGTGGCCGACGCCACGGCCAACCTGTTCGGCGCCAAGACCACGGCGGCCGAAGACTGGTGGTTCTCCAACATGGTCGCGCCGACGGTCGCGCGCCAACCGCTGTTCGCCCCGGCCCCCGACGCCGGATTCCTCGGCAAGGCGGCCAACACCGCCGGCTCACTGCTCGGGGTCCTGTCGCAGATCGTGCTGAGCGGCGGCGGCGGGGCGGCCGTGCCCTTGTCCGGGACGGCCGCGGCGGGCATCGTCCCGGCGGCTGAAGCCACGGCGGCCGACGTCATCGCGGGCGCGGTCGCGCACGGGTCCAAGGCCATGCTGTTCCCGGCCCTGACCGATGCGGTCAACACCGCGCGCGAGGTCCACGGCGCGACCGGTGATCCCTGGGCGGCGGCGCGCGCGGCGCAGGTGCAGTATCTTGCCACCACGGGTATGGGCGTCCTGCCGATGTCGGTGCCGGGCGGCCTGGTCAAGCGGATGGCGTCCGGCGCGCTCTCGGGCATGACGGCGGGCGAGGCCTCGCGGGCCGCGATGAATCTTGCGCTCCCCGTCCAGATGCAACAGCCGTTCACCGGTGAGGGCCTGGCCCTGTCCGCCCTGGCTGGTTCGGTCCTGGCGCTTGGCGGTCCCCGGGGGGAGGTCAAGGGCTATCAAGATGCCGTGCGGCGCACCTACACCGCGGCGGCCAAGGCGCAGCAGGCACAGGCCGACGCGGCGCGGCTCGGGACCCTCGGGCAACTCTCCGCGGCCAGCAAGTACCGGGAGCGCGATCCCGCGGCCTTTCACCAGTTCGTGCAGGATGCGGGCGAGGGCGGCGGGCTCAAGGAGGTCTATGTGGACGTGGCCACCCTGGGCGAGGTCCTGCATCAGGCCGGCGTCGACCGGGCGGCCCTGGCGGCCAAGCTCCCCGACCTGGAAGCCCAGATCCATGAGGCCGAGCAGACCGCGGGCATGGTCCGCATCCCGGTGGCAGACTACGCCACCCACATTGCCGGCGGGCCGGTCGATGCCGCGCTGCTGCCGCATCTGCGCACCGACCCGGACGGGATGACCTTCAGCGAGGCGACCGCCTTCCACCAAGGCCAGGTCGAGTTGTTCACCCGAGAGGCCGACCGGGTGTTGGCGCAGCACGAGTCCGACACCGCGTGGAAGACCTCCAGCAACGAGGTACGCGACCACATCGCCGAGCAGTTGACGGCCACCGGGCGCTTTACGGCTGATGTGGTGCGGGTCTACGCCGACCTGCATCAGGCCTTCTTCGAGGTCCTGGCGGACCGGATGCGCACCACACCGGACGCGGCCTACGCCCAGTTTGGGGCGCGGATCGTGGCCGAGTCGCTGGGCGGCCGCGGGCTTCACCAGCCGGAGGGCGAGAGTGCCACGGCACCGGAACAGCCGCGGGTGGGTCCGTTCGGGCCGATCCTTACAGAGCATGTGCACGACGCCCAGGGGGCCGTTGCCAAGCTCATGGAGATGAAGACCGGCGAGGCGGTAGGGGCGCTACATCACCCGGAGATAGGGGACATTGATCTGGTGTGGGGCCAAGAGGGGACCGGTCATCACGACGGCTATGGCCTGTCAAAAATCGTTGCTTGGCACCCCGAGGTGGTCAACAACTTGCAGTCGATAATTTCAGGGATGCGGGTTACGAAGCGCAGCGCAAATCGGGCTCAACTGGAGTCGGAAAGCCACCAAGGAGCCGTTCGGCTTCAGTGGGACGGACAGTCAAAGCATTGGTTGTTAACTGCTTTCGAGAAAGGTAAGGAGGGGGACGGAAGCGGCGCCGAACCGAGGACAGACACGCCCGGCACTGGTAAGAAAGGTGACTCGCTTTCTCTCGCTCCCGCATCAATTGTAGAGCAGCAGATCAGTAAGTTCTACCAGAAGACCGGTGCCCCCCGCGGCGCCTACGACCCGGCAACCCGCACCATCGCCCTCCTGAAAGACGCCGACCTGACCACCTTCACCCATGAGTCGGGCCACTTCTTCCTCGACACCTACGCCAAGCTCGCGGCCCTGGCCGACGCCCCGGCCGGGGTCCGGGCGGACGTTGACGCCCTGCTGCGCTGGTTCGGCATCGAGGGCGCGCCCGAGTTGTCGGCCCTGGACGCCTGGCACCTGATGGACCTGGACGCGCAGCGTGCCCATCACGAGACCTTTGCCCGCGGCTTCGAGCAGTACCTGTTCGAGGGCAAGGCCCCGAGCGTCGAACTCAACGGGGTCTTCGGTCGCATCCGCTCATGGATGGTGCGCGTCTACCAGAGACTCGAGGCCCTGGGCGCCCCGCTCACTGCCGAGGTGCGGCAGGTCTTCGGCCGGATGCTGGCGAGCGAGGATGCCATCAAGACCGCCGAGCACGCGCGCGGCTATGCCGAACTGTTCAGAACCCCAGAGGACGCGGCGCGGCTCGGGATCGACCCGGCCGAGTACCGGGCCTATCAGGAGCAGGGCCGGGAGGCGACCGCGGATGCGGTGGGCGATCTGCAAGCGCGGGCCGTGCGTGACCTGCGCTGGCTCACCAACGCCCGCAACAAGGCCCTGGCCCAGGTGCAGCGGGAGGCGCGCGGACTGCGGCAGGCGGCCCAGATGGACGCCCGGCGCGAGGTCATGTCGCAGCCGGTCTATCGGGCGTGGCAGTTCCTCACCAGCAAGCTGGGGGTCGACGACAAGTTGCCGTCTGCTGAGCGGCCCAAGTCCGATCCAAAGACCCTGGACCCGGCCGCCCTCAATGCCGGGCGCCTGGATGAGGGCGCCCTTCACGAGGTCCTGGTGGAGAGCGCCGCGACCCCGGAAGACGGCGCGCGCATCGCCGCCCGGTTGGCGGCTGAGAAGATGATCGGCACGGGCGGGATGCACCCTGACATCGTGGCCGACCTGTACGGGTTCGACTCCGGTTCTGACCTGGTGCGGGCCCTGGCCGATGCCGCGCCCCCCAAGGCGGCCATCGAGGCGGCAACCGACCGGCTCATGCTGGAGCGCCACGGCGACGTAGCCACCCCCCAGGCCATGGCGCGGGCGGCCGAGGAGGCGATCCACAGCGATGCGCGGGCGCGCGTCATGGCGACCGGCATGAAGCTGCTGGGCAAGCTGGCCGGACCGGCGCGCGAGATCGCCCGGGCGGCCAAGGAAGCGGCAGAGGCGGCCATCGGCGCCAAAAGGGTTCGGGATCTGCGCCCCCTGCAGTACACCGCGGCCGAAGGCAAGGCCGGCCGGGCTCTGCTCAAGGCCATCGAGAAGGGCGACATCCCGCGGGCGGCACAGTTGCAGCGGGCGCAGTTGCTCAACAACCGGCTGGCCCGGGCGGCGGGGGAGGCATCAAAGGAGGTTGGCGGACTGCTCGCGCAGTGGGGCCGGTTCTCGCGTCGCGCCGATGACCGGCTAAAAGGGTCCTATGACATGGACCTGGTGAACGCGGTGCGGTCGATCCTCGGGCAATACGGCGTGGCACCAATCCAGGCCAAGAAGGCCGGCGAGTACCTGGGCGTGCTGGAACGCGAGGACCCCGACACCTACGCCACCGTCGCCGCGGCGGTACAGCGCGCAGAGGCCGGCGCCAAGCCGTTCCAGCAGATGACGGTCGATGAGGTGCGCGGCCTGGCGGCCGACGTGGACGCGCTCCTGCACCTGGCGCGGCGCTCCCGGCAGGTAGAGACCGACGCGGGCCGGATGGCGCTCGATCGCGTGAAAGACCACCTCGTGGGGCGCCTTGAGGACATCGGGATTCCTGATCGCGTACCCGGCGAGGGCCACGCGGTGACGCCCGGCGAAGAACGGATGGCGCAGTTCCGCACAGCCCTGGCGTGGGTGACGCGGGCCGAGGCGTGGGTGGGACGGATGGACGGGGCTCAAGCCATGGGGCCGTTCCGCCGCTTCCTGTTCAACCGCATCAAGGACGGCGCAGACGCCTACCGCCGGGACAAGGGGATCTACCTGAAGGAATACCGGGATCTGCTTGACCGGGTTGCGCCGACGCTGACGGGCGGGAAGATCGCGGCGCCTGAACTGGGTTACCGCTTCGGCGAGGCGCAGAAGAATTCTGCGATCCCCGAGATACTGCACGCCATCCTGCACACCGGCAACGAGTCGAACGCGCGCAAGCTGCTGCTCGGCCGCGGCTGGGGGGAAGAACGCCCAGACGGCACGCTGGACCGCTCCCGGTGGGATGCCTTCATCGCGCGCATGATCGCAGAGGGCAAGATCACCAAGGACCATTTCGACTTCGCGCAAGGCGTCTGGGACCTGTTGGAGCGCCTGAAGCCGGCGGCGCAGCAGGCGCACCGCGACGCCTATGGGCGCTATTTCGCTGAGGTCACCGCCGACCCGGTAGCAACCCCGTTCGGGGAGTACCGGGGCGGGTACGTGCCGGCCAAGACTGATCCGCGCGTCGTCAAGGATGCGGCGCTGCGTGAACTTCTCGACAAGGAAAATGCGGGGATGGCCTACGCCTTCCCGGCGACATCCAAGGGGTTCACCAAGGGGCGCGTCGAGTACAACAAGCCCTTGCTGCTGGACCTGCGCTCGCTCGCCCAGCACATCGACCAGGTGTTGCTGTTCTCGCATCTCGACAACCCGGTGCGCGACACCCAGCGGATTATCCGCGCGATCGGCGGTCCGCTGGAGCGGGTCCAGCCCGGCGTCGTGTCAGGGATGCTCATCCCCTGGCTGAACCGCACCGCCAAGCAGCAGGTGGTAACGCCCGTCAGCCATGATGCGGGGATGTCGCGGTTTTTCACGGTGCTGCGGTCGCGGGCCGGGGCCGCGGCGATGTTCGGCAACATCTCGAACGCGCTGCAGCAGGTGTCCGGATTTGGCCTTGCCGCGCTCAAGGTCCCCCCGGGTCACTTGCTGTCGGCCATGGTCGATTATGCGAAACATCCCCGTAAGCTGGCCGCGGCGGTAGCTGATGCCTCTATTTACATGAAGGATCGGCTTGACAGTGACACCATGAGCATGAGCGATGACATCAGGCAAATACTGATGAACCCGTCAGTCTTGGCGCGCGCGCAAGATTGGACGCTGCGCCATGCTTACTTCATGCAACTGGCCGTTGATAGCGTAATGAGCCCGGTAGTATGGACGGGCGCCTATAACCATGCTATTGCTAAAAGCATGAGTCATGCCGATGCGGTACGCCTGGCCGACTCAGCGGTGCGCGAAACCCAAGGCAGTTTCCTCCCGGAAGACGTGAGCCGGATCGAAGCGGTAAACGCTTTTACCAGGCTGTTCACCCAGTTTGCCGGCTACTTCAACACCTGGGCCAACCTGCTTGGCACCGAATTCTCTAAGGTCACCCACGAGGCGGGGCTGGCGCAGCAATACCAGCGCGGTTTCTATGTCTTCATGGTGGGCTATCTGGCCCCCGCGGTGGTCGCCGAATTGGTGACTCAAGTATTTCGTGGCGGACCGCATGATAATAACGACGATGGAAGTTATCTTGATGACTGGTTGCGGCAATTATTCGTAATTGGACCCGTGCGCAGCGCAACCGCGATGATCCCAATCGGCGGGTCAGCCATCAACGCGGGTGTTAATACTTGGAATAGCAAGCCCTATGATGATCGCATCGCCACCTCACCGGCAATCTCAATGATTGAGGCGACGGTAAGAGCGCCGGTATCGGCCTATGACGCTATCGTGAATGGCAAGAGCGGCCAGAAGGCCATCCGCGACGTGGCCACCTTGATATCTCTGACGATCGGGGTCCCTCTTACGTTGCCCGCGCGGCCGGTCGGTTATCTCGCGGACGTGGCCGGCGGGAAAATCCGCCCGTCCGGCCCCGTTGATCTTGCCCGCGGCGTCGTAACGGGGATCGCCAGTCCGGGCAGCAAGGACTAAGTGCGCGTACTGACGCCCCGCGGCGCTATCATGTCCACAACCAAACCGGAGCGCCCCGCCCCATGACGATTGCCGCGACCCTGCGCAAGGCCGGACCCTATGACGGCACCGGTGTGCGGACTCTGTTCCCGTTCCTCTTCAAGGTGTTCGTCGCGTCTGACCTGCTGGTCATCCGCACCGATGCCGCCGGCACCGAGTTCACGCTGGTGTTGGACCACGACTACACCGTCTCTCTGTCGCAGGATCAGGACGCCAACCCGGGCGGGTTTGTGATACTCACCGAAGCCGCAGCAGTCGGCAAGTTGGTGACCCTCACCAGCGCCGTGCCCTACATCCAGCCGCTACAGTTGACCAATTCGGGGGGATTTTACCCAAGCGTCATCAACGCGGCCTTCGATCGCGTGTGTATGCAGATTCAACAACTCGCTGAGCAATCTGCCAGAACCTTCAAGGTTCCTATTTCGTCGGTTCCTGCCGCCGTGTTTTCGATCATGGAGTATCTCAATGCGTCAAGTATTGCCGCCACTCTCGCCAATACCGCCGCGGTCAATGCTGGGATCTCTGCGGAGGGCGCCCGGCGATACTATGAAGCAACCATGGCGGCAGCGGAGACAGCACTGGGGTTGCGGGAGCCGGTAGACCTGGCGATTGCCTATATCGACTTGCACTCCGTGCCGCGGATAACCTTCGAGGCCATGTATACCGCCGGCGGGTGGAACATGGGCGGGCTTCCCGGTGCTGGTCTGGCGTTCAGTAGCGAACGCGGCGCTTCCCGCGCGGCCAGCTTCGCATTTGGCACCTCTACGATTGATCTTGGTGCGCCAACTTAGGTAACAAATATGCCTGACCAGATACAATGGCGCGGCGGCAGCACTGCCGAGCACGCGGTTTTCACCGGCGCGGTGCGCGAGATCACCGTCGACACGACCAAGAAGACGTTGGTGGTACATGACGGCGTGACGGTGGGCGGCTTGCCCTTGATGCGCGAGGACATGGCGAACTCAACCGCGTCAGTGGGTGTGCTGCAAAACCTGAGCGGGCATTCCGGCGCGCTCATCACCAACGGGGTGTCCTTATCCTGGCTTGACGGACCGCTCGGAGAACGGAACTTCATCCACAACAGTTGCTTTTCCGTCAACCAGCGGGCCAAGTCCGGAACGGTGACGCTCGCGGCCGGCGCCTATGGCCATGATCGCTGGAAGGCTGGGGCAACCGGTTGCACCTATAACTTTGCGGTAGTCGCCGGTCTGACGACGGTGACAATCACGGCGGGATCGCTGATCCAGGTCATCGAGTCGTGCAACCTTCCGGGCGGCACCGGCAACTGCACGCTGTCGTGGACCGGCGCCGCGCTGGGTAAGATCGGCGGCGGCAGTTACGCGGCCTCACCGATTATCGCCGCAGTGACCGGCGGCGCTAACCTCAATGTCGAGTTCTACGCCGGGACCCTGACCAAGGTCCAGCTTGAACCGGGGTCAGTCGCTACCCCGTTTATTCGCCCGAATTATACTGATGACCGGCGGCGGTGCCAGCGGTATTACCAACAGATAGGCGGAAAAGTCGCTGGCGACATCTGGGTCAATCAGTATACCGCGGTCGGCGGAACTGAGATTGTAGGAACTTATTCGTTCGGAACAGAAATGGCTAGAATTCCGACGATGACGGTGGTCGGTACCTGGACGGTGCTGCGTGCGGGGCAGCCGACGGTTATCACCGTCACGCCATTTAATTTCGTGTGGCAAGCATCATCAACAACTGTCGGGGTTGCCAGTGTGGCATCGACGTTGACCGCGTATTTTACAGCATCTGCTGAGCTGTAATGGATCTTGCAGAAGAACGCAGAGCAAACCCAACCTGCGCCGAAGAGGTTTCGCTCATACGTCACCAGGTGAATGCCTTAGTCGACGAAATAAACGCTGACCGTATCTGGCGTGATACTCATGAAAGAGAAAGCGCTGTCTGGCGTGATACTCATGAAAGAGAAAGCGCTGATTTGATGGCAATGCAGCATGAAATACAGTCGCTGATTGATGCTCTTGGATGGATGCGTACCACGGTTCGCATTGTCAAATGGGGGGGCGGCGCACTATTGGCCTTGCTGCTGTTGTTCAATGAAGCGATCCCGTGGCTCGACAAGATTAATTGGCGGAAATGAGCGCTTACACCCTCAGCGACAAATCGCGCTCCCGATTGATCGGCGTGCATCCTGATCTGGTGCGCGTGGTCGAGCGGGCAATCCAGATAACCAGCACGGATTTCGCGATCTCTGAAGGGCTGCGCACCAAGGCACGTCAGGCCGAGTTGGTGCGGGCCGGCGCCTCCCAGACCCTGCGCAGTCGCCACATCGACGGGCACGCGGTGGACCTGGTGGCCCTGGTGGGTGGCGTGGTCCGCTGGGACTGGCCCTTGTACGCGCGCCTGGCCAAGGCCATGAAGGCCGCCGCGGCCGAACTGCAGATCCCGCTTGAGTGGGGGGGCGACTGGCGCACCCTGCGAGACGGGCCCCACTTCCAACTGCCTTGGAGCAAATACCCATGATCGCTTACCTCATCGCCCGGGCTCGCGAGGCGTCCACCTGGCGCGGCCTGATCCTCATCATCACATCGCTTGGGATCGTCATCAGCCCTGACCAGGCGGCGGCCATCACTTCCGCTGGTATGGGCCTGGCCGGCCTGGCGGGCGTCGCCCTGCCCGACCTGGCGAAATGATCGCCGACAAATTCCGTCTCCTCTTGCCGTGGAACATTCTGCGGCGCATCTCAACCATTGAAGGAAACTACAACACCATGAGCGAAATCATCAACGAACTTGAAAAGGCGTCCGATGCCAACACCGCTGCTGTGGCGCAGATTGCCATCGATTTCCAGGCCCTCGCCGAGCGCGCTGCGCAGGCTCACTCCGACGGCGACGAAGAGATCCTCAGCGAGGTCTTGACCGAGATGCAGCAGAGCACCGCCGCCCTCGTCGCCCTGCACCCGGTTGCGCCGCAGACCGATCCCGCCGCCGAACTCGCCGGCACCACTGAAGGTTAGGCCCTGAGACGGAAAAGGCCCGCGCGATGCGGGCCTAAATTCGTGGGAATATCGCAAACTGTGTGCTAGAAAAATCAACGATTTAAGCGCGTCCGATATTCCCAGAAAAAGCGCCTTACGTCATGTTATTGTTGCCCATTAGCGCCCGCCTCTTAATCCATCGGTCGTAGGTTCGAATCCTACACGACCCACCAATAAATCAGCCGGTTGGCTTCATTGCTGATCGGCTTTTTTCGTTTATATTCCCAAATTGGTTATCCTCGCGCGGCAGGAACCTGGGCGCAGCGTCAATCATATTCGTTCTATCTCGTTCCGCAAAAATTCAGCCTCGACAAACAACCTACGTCCCTTCTGCATAGTTTTAATGGCTTCGTCAATACGCTCAAGATAATCTTTGTAATTATTTTTATATCCTTTCACGCCATACATTGAAAGCCCATTGTGGTGGTTTGTTGTAATCATTAGATGATGCGTTTTTCTGATCGCAATAACAAAAGATTGCGCGGCCCCTTCCCATCGCTCAAAGGCCAATGTGTCAAACTTACTCATACCGACCTTCTATAGTCAGCCAAGTCAATAACGTAATCAGCCAACGCCCACGCATCCGGATTATGCGAAATGAAATACTTTCGCGCATACCCGCCAATCTCCAGGGCGGCGCGGTCCATCTGGTAGAACTGCGTCTTGCGTTCAGCGGTCAATCCGTCTTCGGCCTCGTCGGCGAACAGCGTCTCATAGTGCACCCCGGCGGATTCCTGGTGGTACAGGCCAACCGCATCAGTCAACGCCTTATCGAGCCACACCGATTCACCGCCGCTCTTATGGATGATGGACGATTCGGTTCCGGTCTCTGAATCCAGCACCGTGATATCGAAACACTCAACCGTCTTGCCGTTCGCCTGCTCGCGCTGGGTGACGATCCGCACCGAGAACCGCGGCCCGTAGGCCTCAGCGAGCAGGCGGTTCGCGCTCGCGGCGATCCCGGGGCCAGCGTCCTCAATCGACAGGTCAATGACCCCGCGCAACCCAAGCCCCAACATGGTCCAGTCGGCGATCTCGGACTCCAGGCGGCGGGCGCGCTCCAGGACCGCGGCGCCCTGGGCGAGGGCAGCGCTCAGGGCGGCGACCTCGGCGGCGTGCCTGGCCTTGGCGGCGGTGGCCTCGTCCATGGCGCCCTTTGCGGTTTCGACAGCGGCCTCGGCCTGGGCCAGGGCTGCGCGGGCGGCGATCACAGCCTGATCGGTTCCGGGCTCGGGGATGGCGGCGAGTTCGGCGGCGAGGGCTGCGCAGGTGGTCTCGGCGGCGGCCTGGGCGGTGGCGACGGCGGCGCGGGCGGTCTCCGCATCAGCCTCGAGGCTGTAAATCTGCGTGGCGGCCGCGGCCTGGGTACGCTCCAGCCGGGCAGTCAGGTCGGCGACTGCGGCCAGGGCCTCGGCGTGGTGCTGCTCGGCCAGGGCGAGCGCGGAACCGCGGGCGGCGATGGCGCGCACCGCGTCCAGGCGGCGGCGCAGGCTGGTGAGGACATCGACGGCTGCGGAGTGGTCGGCGAGGACGCTGGGGAGCGCGGCGCACTGGGGAGCGAGGGCGGCGATCTGGGCGGTGGACGCCTTCCAGTCGGCGCGGCGGGCGGCGGTGATCGCCTCGGCGTCGGGCAGGAGGGCGGCGGTCTCTGTGGCGCGGGCGGCGGCGGCGAGCGCGTCCTGCAGGGCGGGGCAGGCGGCGAACTCACCGGCACCCTTGCACGGCACAAGGGCCACGAAGCCGGCGCGGGCGTGCAGGTCCGCGATGCGGTCGCGGATGTCTTGGGTCTTGCCGGCCGCGGCCTTGCCGGCGTCGGCGGCGGCGCGTTGCTGCGCTTCGAGGGTGCGGACCTTGCCGGCCAGGTCGCGCAGGTCGGCAAGTCGGTCGGACAGGGCGTCGGCGCTCTGCTGCTCGGCGTCGATCTTGGCTGCCAGGTCGGCGGCGGTGGCCTCGGCCTCGGCGATGGCGTCGCGCTCGGCGAGGGTACGCGCGGCGGTCTGAGCGCGGGTGTTGGCGGCGGCCATGTCCCCCTGGATGGCCCCGACGGTCATCAGGCGCTGCTGGCGGGCGCTCTCGTGCCGGGCCTCGGCGGCGACGTGCTCGCGGCGGGCAGCATCTACCGCGGCGGCCCCGGCCTGGCGTGCCTCCTCGATGCGCACCTGCACCGCCGCCCGCTGATCCAGCAGGCGTTGCCGGTCCAGGTCCCCGGACATGGCCCGGTCCAGTTCGGCGCGGGCGCGGCTGGCGGCATCGATGGCGGCGAGTTTGGCCTCCACCCGAGCGGTATGGCCCACGCTCAGATCCAGGATGGCGGCATCGAGGGAGGCGATCTGCTCCGGAATGGCAGCGAGGACGGCGGTCTGGGTGCGGGTCTCTTCGAGGTGCAGGCGCAGTCCCTTGCCGACCTGCGCGACCTGGTCGGCCTGGGCCGCGATGGGATCGAGGTCGAGCAGGGCGCGCATGAGGGCCTTGGGGTCAGCGTGCGCGGCCAGCTTGGGGGCGTTCTGGGCCCTGAACGCGCTCAGGTAGTAGATGCCCTGGTCACCTAGGATGTGCGCCAGACAGGCGTCATACGTCGATGATTTGCCGTCGCTGACGGTGTGGTCGGGCAGGGTGACAGGCTGCCAGTCGGCGCCGTCCCCGGCGTTCTGGCTGACGTGCTGCGGATTCGCCCGCAGGACGTGCAGATAAGCCCGCTGGGCCTTGGTCTTGCCGGTCTGCCGGTACTCGATCCGCGTCCGGTAGGTCGCCCCGCCGTGCGTCCAGACCAGTTCTCGAAGTCCGGTCGGCCCGCCGAACTCGTCGTACACCTGGCCCGGCAACTGGGGCGGCTCCCGCCAGGGGCAGAGGGCCAGATTCAGGATGGTCGACTTGCCCATCCCGTTGTCCCCGCGGATCGCGACGGTAAGGGCGTCGGACGGGATCGCGGCCAGGTCGAGGGTGAGAGTGTCGCGGTTGAGCCCGGCGCGGATACCGTGGGCGCCGGT